TAACACCCGCAGCAGAGGCCGAAGTTTCTCTGAGCCGAGCAGTACGCGGCGGAAGTTTGTAAGTAGGCTGCTAACCTTTTTTAACTTACAACTCCAAATCCTTGCTTTGGTGACTCTGCAATTTTTCTATTCTTATCCATGGAGGATCTATGACCATTTATTCACGACTCAAGACATTGTCCAACGATCGTTGCCTTAAATACGCAGCTATCGCTACGACGATCACAGTAGCTTTATCACTACTATCCAGTGCACTCAGCTTTGTTACTACTACCGTTATGGTGCTGCTCATTGCTGCGTTGCTTATCAAATTATTATGGGAGATTTCGTCTTATGCTCAAGACCGTACTTATTAATTTTCTTATCTGGGCTGCTTATGCCTATGACATTTTCACACTAGCCATGAACTGTGTTCAGTTCTTAATAGAGAGGTATCGCGATGTTAAGCGCCGGTTTGCTAACCGCACTGGGGATTATATTCCTGCTGTATAAGGTCGGCTTCAATAATATTTTAGGCTTCGACATACTCATCGACATCGTTGCCACCATTGGACTCATGTATGTATTCGCTGGCACTTACAGCGGCATGATGGCAGCGATCATCGGTGGCTTGTTCATCAGTGTTGTTCTCATCATTGCCAAGCAATTTGTAAGTTACAAAAAGCTGTCATGCCGTTGGGTCCTGTACTCAGTTAAAAATATAAAGCTACGCCGCCCAACGTTACGTTGGGTCGCTGCTAACTAGGAGGACTCATGGAACCAATCAAACTAAAAGACGTTAGCCCAAGTGAATTAAAAGAGCACTACGAATGGTATGTCGACTCTCTTGAAGACACTGGCGAAATACCTTTGTCTTATGATGAATATGTTCGCGAGATAAAAGACAACCTTACCTTTATATTGAACGGGGCATAACTATTATGGACTTCTTCAAAACTACACCAGCTTTATACAAGCATCAGCGTGTCACATCAGACTTCATTGCAGCTAATGACCGTGTGATTGTGACATCAGATCCTGGCACTGGTAAGACCCGCTCAGTTCTGCAGGCTTACACAGAAAACAAAGACGGTAAGATGCTTGTCATTGCGCCGCTGTCTATCCTTCAGCCTAGCTGGGGTGACGACATCGAGCAGTTCAATCCAGAGCTCAAGTACGCTGTTGCGTACGCTAAGAACCGAGCCAAGATGTTCTCAGAGAATGTAGACATTACTATTACCAACCACGATGCAGTCAAGTGGCTTGTCAATAACCCAGACGTTCTCGACGGTTTCTCATGGTTGTGCATTGACGAGTTTACAGCCTTCAAGAATTCCACCAGCCAACGCTCCAAAGCAATTGCTAAGTTAGTGGATACATTCAAGCACCGCATCATTATGTCAGGCACACCCAATGCCAACACCATCTTAGACATGTGGCACCCTGCCAAGCTTGTCGACGACGGCGAACGCCTTGGCAAAAGCTACTGGGGTTATCGCTCTCAGGTATGTTCACCACAGCAAGTTGGTCCTGACCCACGCATGGTTCAGTGGAAAGACAAGCCCGGCTCAGAAGATGCTGTCGCAGGCATGCTCAAAGACATCTCCATACGTTTTCGTTTCGAGGACTGTATTGATGTTCCACAAAATACAGAGCACACCATGTACATCGACTTACCACCAGCATTGCTCAAGCAATACCGAGATTTTGCATGGGACTCTATGATCGACACCAAAGACGGTGAGACGATCAATGCCATCCATGCAGGAGCCAAGGTCAAAAAGCTGTTGCAGTTATGCACAGGTGCCATCTACAACGAAGACGGTATCAGCAAAGTGTTTCATACACAGCGCTATGATCTCGTAATGGAACTTGTTGCTGCACGCAAGCACAGTCTTGTTGCCTTCAACTGGCGACATGAGCGCGTTGAGCTCTGCAAGTTAGCTGACAAGCTAGGTATCGAGTATGCCTACATCGACGGCACAGTGCCCGTTGCTCGACGTACTGAGATCGTTCGCGACTACCAAGCCGGTAAGCTCCAGGTTATTTTCTGTCACCCGCAGGCCGCTGGTCACGGACTGACATTGACCAAGGGCACTACGACCATCTGGTGTAGCCCATCGTACAATGCCGAGCACTTCCAGCAGATGAACCGCCGTATCTATCGTGCAGGCCAGACACAAAAGACCGAAACCATCATGATCGCAGCCCGTGACACACACGAAACCAAAGTGTACGAGCGACTTGGCGAGAAGATGACACGTATGAATGACCTGTTGTCGTTGTTCAATCAGATCACTAAAGCAGCATAGGAGAAGTTATGAATAATGTAATTAAAGCAGGACTGTACGACATGACAGCCTCAGTAATAATTAAGCCGGTCGGAATGATCGGAAATATGGAACACGTTGAATTACGCATTAATGACCAGTTCATTGGCGAATATCCAACCTATACGGCGGCGTGTGACGAAGTCATGCGTGCTGTAAACGACTCGTTTTAAGGAGGACGTATGCAACTTACTAGAATATATGACTGTAAACACTGCACAGAAGGTTTTGTTAGCGCTTTAAAGCACTGGAAAGATCAGTTCTACAGCGCCGAGGACGACTATGCACACGAACTAATGGAAATGTTTGACGACAAAATACATGAAGTAAAACTCGAACTAGAAAAACTTGAGCTAAGAAAAACAAAACTAAAAACTTATAAATTTTGGAATCCAGAGCACGTAGATCGTTTTCTAGAACTAACGCAAGGAGCGTCTATTAACCCCCAAACTTGCACTGCAGCCGAGTTAGCAAAAGTTGAAGCAGATGGAAAAATAAGCACTGACATTTTGTTGATTGATGATAAACAAGCTGACGCTATTGTTCAGATGTTTATAAACGAGAGTGTCTACGAAGACCTTCGTTATGAAGAAATTAAGGAGGATGTATGAATAAAAGATTCTGTACTTATATGAATGGTTCCAATGAGATTAGTTTTATAGAGGAAGGTCAGAGCCTTCCTGCCGATTGGGATGAGTTTGTGTGGCAGTACGCCAAGGATGGGGCCGAAGCAGTTAGTCAGCACGAAGAGAAGCATGATCTTTGGGCAGCAGATATGGACGCTCGCCAACCCGAAAAACACACCTACTAGGAGGACTTATGAAGATACTAACTAAAGCAATTGAAGCTAAATTAATAAAGAACCGAAACACTAACAATGGAGACGCAGACGAAATAGATTTTAAGCCCGTCGTTAAATTGTTTGGAGGCGGTGCCTGTACATGGCTGCTGACTGAGTTAGATCCAGAATCAAACATGGCCTATGGACTTTGTGACTTAGGTTTTGGAACACCCGAACTAGGTTATGTGTCAATGGACGAACTCATGTCTATCAAATTTCCCCCCTTCGGTCTGCCGATTGAGCGTGACTTGCACTTCAAAGCAGATAAAACGCTCACTGAATACGCAGTTGCAGGCATGCTCAAAGACATTTCCATGCGGCATAAGGAGGTCGTATGACAATAATGACAGTCACAGAGCACTTAGTATGGTCTCTTGCTAAAGAGTCTTACATGTATGTACAAGATGGTGAACCAATGCTAGTTGTTTATAGTGACAACATAAACGCAGTGGATCGTATAGATGCCTACGCCAAGGGTTATAACGATTACTTTATGGCTGATGGTTTAGAGTATCCAAATGAAAGCTATAGGATTGCATTCGCCGATGTAGATTTAAGTACAGATAAATTTTTTAAATTAGTGGAGGTTAAACCATGAAACAAGCAACCCAAATGACAATTCATAAAGGTATTAGATGTTACGGCGAGATGTCAGAAACCGCTACTGTCTCCATGGTAGGTACATGGGACAAAGATGGCGAAGAGCTTGATCAAATGTACTTAGGTTCTAAAGGCTTTACTACATGGGCTCAGTTAGTCGACTACACTCACGCAGCTGGCGAAGAGCAAGGGTATACGATCCATGAAATGGAGAGTGACGAATGACAGATTACAACAAAGAGTTCCCGTTTGAACAAGTTTCACGAATGGACAGTGACGGCAATTGCTGTGGTGATTACGCAAATTCCCCCCATGAGTTAATGAAACTCGGGTATGCAGAATCGCAAATCTGGTCAGTGTCGGACGGTGACGAAGAGATCGTCCAAGAAGATGGTAGGCGATTAAACTTTATCGTATACGGCCCATCAGGTATGCACATCAACGTGTTTGGCTACATGGCCACTAAAGAACATCACGATGGTGATACTTTTTACACCGAAGAATTTTTAATGGAACCTTTTGATTATAAAATTACCAACGAGGAGAGTACCAATGACTGATTCAAAACTAGGTGACCTGATCGAACAGGCACATCAACTACGCGAAGTAATCCGTGCTGACGAAAAGAAAGTCAACGCACTCAAGGAAGACTTCAAAAACTTATCCAGCGAGATCATGGTCAAGATGGACGACCAAGGTGCCAAGCGTATCGGCGGTCTTAGTGCCAACGTCTCTATCTCAGAGACTGACGTACCTACTGTCAAAGATTGGGATCTTGTGTACGACTACATCAAGACCAATGACTCGTTCTACCTCTTGCAAAAACGCATGAGTGCAGCAGCGTTTCGTGAGCTATTAAACCTCGGACATGAAGTCCCTGGTGTCGAGATTTTCAAAGACCGTAAGTTAAACCTTCGAGCTTTGTAAATAAATAAGCCCAGCTTATATACATAACTATAAGCAGGGCTTATAATAACTATGCTACCCAACAGGGTTCAGCGTCCAATGTAACTACAGTGAGTAAACGTACAATGCCTAAAAAAGAAATCACAACTCCATCAAGCTTAATGCTAATTGATGACACCCCAGACCACGTAACCAACGCTGCCGGCCTCGGCAACGAAAACGTTACTGTTTCCTCCGATGATATTCCAGAGATCAAGCTGCTCCAAAAGATCAGCAACGAATGTGACGAAAGTCATGCACGTTATATTCCTGGTGCGAAGCCCGGCATGATGTTCAATGACCAGACTCGCGAGATCATGTCAGAATGTTTAGTAGTCAATGTGTACTACGATCATTTCTGGATGGCGTGGAACAAGAACACCAACTACCCGTTCGTCGACGCGGGAACCAGTACCAAAGAATTCGAGTCTAAAGAAGCCATTGAGCAAGCGTTCAACAGCCCCTCTGCAGAATTCGAAGACATTGATAACTACGACGTAAACGATTCACCTCGTCACTACGTTCTTGTACTCAATCTCGAAACTGGTAAAGCCACTGGCGCTATCATGAAGTTCCCTCGTACCAAGGCCAAAGTGTCTAATCGCTGGAACAATCAGATTGCAGCAGCGGGCGGCGATCGTTTCTCAGCTGTGTGGGCCGTAGCCGGTATCACAGAAGAGAATAAGAAGAACGGTAAGACGTATCTTAACTACAAGATCGAGCGCAAAGGCTGGGCATCCCCTGACCTACACGCTAAGGCAGAAGAAGCTTACAAGCATCTGTCTGGTCACGTAGACCAAAAAGCAGCCTAACCGCTGCGCACCGGGCGTTGTATGGAAGTGACGCCCTTTTATGGTGGATGGAGCCCTCAGTAAAGAGGCCCTACCTTTTGAATGAGCACGGATACATCCGTTCCATCCACCGCCCCCTTCCTTCAGAAATGCACAAGTGGAAAATCCACGACAACTACGCAGGCGGTGTCCCCGACTGTTGGTATTCCGGCCCTGCTGCAAACATATGGGTCGAGTATAAGTGGATTGCTAAGCTACCAAAACGTGACACCACACTCATAAAACCAAACCTTTCTGCACAGCAATTAGCATGGCTAATAAAAATGTCTGGACATTCGATAAGCTGTGCTTGTATTATAGGGTCCCCATCAGGGGGTTTTCTTCTCACCGAGAAAGAACAATGGATAAACGGAATTAAAAAACACACAATCATTTCAAATAAAGAAGTATCGAAATGGCTTACAGAATTCTGTATGGAGACAAGACATAATGGACAAATCACAAAAGAGTAAATCTACAAAACCGCTAAGGCTAATTTCTGCTGACTCTCTTGAGATGTCCCGAAGAATTAATAACGAATGGAGGAAATACAAAAACGGAAAACTAGGGTCGGAGTTAACCCAAAAGAATGCAGCGGATCAGATCGGTGTTTCACAGCCGATGTTTAATCAGATGTTGAGCGGCGCAGTATCCATCAACCCTATGATGGTATTAAGCGTGTCAGCGTTACTTCGTTGTGACCTTGGGGCTTTAGTGGCAGAGCTTGAAGAATATAAGCTCTTGAACGCAGTTAGCCCTACGATGAGGTCAGAAATTCCGGTGTCAATTACACTTTCGGGGAAACCCGTTTTAAATAGAGTTGTTAGTATTATGACACACACAATGTCAGGAGCGTTCGCCGTTGAAATAGACACAGACGAATACTCACCTCGATACAGCAACGGCGAATATGCAATCATTGACCCATTAGCTAAATGGGAGATAGGGAATCAGGTCCTTGTCCGTTACGGAAAAGGCGCTTGTATTATTCGTGTTGTTAGCGGTATCAAAGGTGACGAAGTACAAACGTACCACCCAACAGAAGTCGGTATTAACACCACCGTCGATTTATCAGACCCAAGCATTAGCGTTTGCGGTTTAATAAGAGGGGTGCAATTTTAAATGATAGTTAGCCAACTTAATAACAATCAATCCAAAAAGAAGGCGTGGATGCAAGAAGAATGTTGGGAGTGGCACTTAATCCACACTGATACCTTTGCTGTCACTGCCCCTATTTATGGCGTCATGGAGCCTTGGTTTGCAGGGATGGCAACATCATTTGGCAACAACGACTACAAGCAATGTCAGCAAGGCCCCCCATAAAAATAGTTTCTATTTTTTTGCATTCCAATATAAGCAGAGCTAATAATATGAAAGAACACGACATGGTTGAGCAACCTGTGCATTACCAATCTGATACAGGGATGCAATGCATTGACGCCATACGCGCTGCACTAGGACCGGAAGGATTCCGAGCCCACTGCAGAGCCACCGTAATTAAATACCTATGGAGAGAGAAATGGGACACCGCAGAGGATGCCAAAAAGGCAGCGTGGTATCTCAACAAACTGGTTGAATCTTATGAAGACGACTCAGACTCTACTCACTGATCTTTTTAACAAGCCGTTTATCGGCCTTGACGAAGTCAGTGACTTGCTTGGCGTACCAAAGCGCACCTTACAACAAAGCGTTTATTGTGGACGTTTTGAAGTGCCCACATTCACGCTTGGCAAAAAACGCATGATGCGTTTATCTGATCTTGCAGCATACGTCGACGAGCAATGCGCGTTGTCCGCTGCTGAAATTAAAGAGCTAAACTAATCTCGTCTAGCCGTTGTTCCATGATCACGCGCCGTATTTCCTTAGCGCGTAGGACATCGGCTGGGGTGAGGTTTACATAGATCAACAGTGACTTCATGTCGGTATGACCTGAGAACAACATCACTTCCTCCGCTTTAAACCCTTCCGCAAACAATCGTGTGATTGCTTCGTGCCTCAAATCATGAAACGTCAAGTTATTAAAGTTTGACTTAACACTGCTACCCACTTCATTAATCCCACTCTTCTCAGCCATTGTGTGAAACATGTCACCCATGTTCTTAGCTTTTACTGGCCAGAACAAAGGTTTGCCTTTAGTGTGAATGCCTAAGTTCAAATACTCTCGCAAAACTTTTCTAGCTTCTTCTGTAAGAGGAATTAACTGATCGTTTGTTTCCTTCTTTGTTGGGTGCTTTCGCGCCCAAATCATCAGCTCCCCTTCCTCAAAATTAACATCATCAATCTTCATTCGAGCAATTTCTGATTCCCGCATCGTTGTCTCAAGTGCTAAAGGAATAATGTATTTCATTCTTAGCCGAGTCATGACCTTGTCATTGCTTCTAGCCCCATCATATTTTCTGTGGGGTACAGACATAAGCGCCTCAAACTCTCCTGGCACAAGTCTGCGTTTGCGCTTATTACTCGAACCAGTTAACCCATAGTCATTTAGCACAGGTCTAACTTCGTCTAGCGGCTTAGTTGCATTAGGTATTTTTAAAATGGCGCGACCATACGTCAGCGCTTTGCTTATATACCCAATATCATCTGCTACAGTTTTTGGACCCGCACCATGCTCTGAACGATACTTTGCAAATTCATAGAAATGGTGAGTAGTAAGATCCACAATACTGACTGACGCCATCGGGTGTTCGATTAAACGAAGTAGTGCATTCTTCTTGGATTTACAAAAAGGTTTGATAGGGTGTATTTTGTCGAGGTACTCGGCCATAACAGCGCCCAGCGTCCAACGTCCAGCGTTCGATGTGCTTTCGTATGAACCAGCATCCATTTCAGATTCGGTTTTCTTAGCCCAACGCTCACCTTTTCCTTTGGTGGTAAACTGCTTAGTTTTTTCTTTATACCCTCGTTTCCTTATTTGAAAACGATGTGCAGTTATTTTGCCTGTCTTATCTTTGAGTGGGGTGTATGTGGCCATAGTGTTCTCCTTAACACGCCTAATATAACACTGTTCCTACTCACTGCGTAGGAAAGTGCGTATTAGTCATTGTTACCAGTGCTATGTCACTGATATATATGGAGAATTAAAAATGGCGGAACGGACGGGACTCGTTAGCGTTAGCTAAGGTATATCTCCATATATATCAACAACTTAGTTGATTTCCTAGCCCGTTCTCGGTGCTATTATAGTGCAATTAAAAGCAATGTAAAGCAATAACTTACAATTAAGTGCAATTAGGTACTGCGTAGGAAATTGCGCAGGTAAAACCTACGCACTGACCTACTCATCTTCCTCTGGTTCAGTACCTAAAGCCAGCCCCCAGGATTTTAAAATCCTTTCTCCTTCTTCCTTGTTGTTAACGTGCAGCTCTATGTTGCGGTGAATCTCTACAGGCACTATACCAATGATCGCTAGCACGACGCCAGCTATCCCTCCAATTGTAATCGCCTGCACTAAAAATGCTAACGCTTCCCATAATGCTTCCATATCATATACCCTCTTTATAGAATAACTCTACGAACATTCGACACGTATCACTACGCTGGATGTCTGAGATCTCAAAGTCGATAACTGTAATCGGCAGCTTATGTTTATCCAGCAATTTAATTAATACCCCCAAACCTGACGACTGCTTAATGTCCGATTGAGCCAAGTCACCCATCAACACCAACACACAGTTTTCACCAATTCGAGTGGTCACCGCTTTTATTTCTTCGACTGTCATCTGCTGTGCTTCGTCTATTAAAACAATCGCACCTTCTTTATCACCGCCAAAAGATCGACCACGAATAGTTTCTAATGGCTGTAGCTCTATATTGCCATTCGCTAATGCGGTATCAAACCGACCTGCACCCATGCGTTGCTTTAAGACGTCGACCATAGGCATAACCCAGTTCATCATCTTGTCGTCTTTGTCACCTTTGAATGCGCCGAGGCTTCGGCCAGTAGGAATGTTTGCGCGGCACAAGATAATCTTTTGTACGCGGTTCTGCATGAATTGGTCAGCGGCATATGCGCACGCTAGGTAGGTTTTTCCTGACCCCGCTACACCCGATGCAATGATCACTGGGCAGTGTGGGTTTTTTAATGCTTTGAGATACTTATCTTGGTTCGGTGTCTTGGGTTGTAATGGCGGTCTTTCTCGATCCTCTGCAAACTTTAACGATGATTTCATCCGTGCTTCTTGAGTACTAATGCGCTGCCGTTTGACTGATGCCACATTTATTACCTTTGTGAGTACTGTTTAGTTAATTAAATACCTGCTGCTGTAAGTCGGTTAACGATTGAAAGTAGATCCACTTCAATGCCGCCTGAGTTCGGATCAGCCACTGATACAAAGCCGTTACCGCCGTTACCTCCTCCGGCGACATTTGCTCCTTGAACATTGTCGTTGCCCCCAATGAATTGGCTAAAGCCTTGTCCGCCAGTGCCGCCAGTGCCTACAAAAAGCTTGACGCTTTGTGCGCCGCTGGGTTTGTTGATTAGCTGCGAAACAGTTGCTCCCGCTCCAGCACTTACATTAACAGGAGCATTCGATGACCCGTTGTAAGTGTCTGAACCTGCTGGGCCGCCGCCACCAGACCCGAAAGTACCGTGACCGCCATAACCGCCTGAATAATTGCCACCAGCGCCTCCCGCTGCTTTTGATGAGGCTTGCCCAGACACACCAGACGCACTACTTCTGTTTGACCCAACTGACCCTGCAGCCACCCCAGCCCCGCCAGCGGCTGTGTAAGTAGCTAGTACACTACCTGTCCCGTTCAAACCTGAATACCACTTTAACCACGAAGCTGTTCCTGAAGTACCCGCTATTTTTCCGTAAGGTGGGTTATACACGCCAGCATTACATGAACCACCGCCGCCGCCTATAATAATGACAGTGATAGCTGTACTAATTGACGAGATGTTAAGTGTAAAAGTGCCAGGGTTTGGAAACTCTGCTGCCGAGCCAGCCGAACCCGTGTACAAGCGCACGTTGTTCAATGCCACTTGACCAGCGGAGTCTGCGTAAATACCGCTCGTACTCGATGAGATGTTAAAGCCAGCCACTCCACCAGACCGCCCAAAAAATGCCCCCGCTTGAGAATCACCTAACGCTGTCTTACCAAACTGAACACCTGAAGCTGTATTGGCAAATTCAATATTGCCGTCCATCGTGATCTTGTCTGCACTAATACCCGCTGCATCAACCATATTCGATGTAATTAAACCTGCAGAAATTTGGCTTGCGGTTAATGTGCCTGTGACACTAGCCATATCGACTACCAAATTTGCTATCTTGGCTACGTTAATTGTGGCGTCAGGAATAGCATCATTAATACTTGAGGTCACCGCCGATGTTCCAGCAGTTGCATTGTACGGGCCAGCCACACCAGCTGGTGAACGAAACCTAACCCAATAATAGTTAGTGGTTGAGGGCTCAACAGTGTCTGTGTAAATAAACGACGAGGTGCTACCAATGTGGCTAGCTGTAGCTAAACTGTTAGAGGTGCTGCGATATACCTCAGTAGAGGCAACTAAGTCGTGTTTAAAACCGCCGCCCCAAGACAAAAGAACGTTGGTAAAAGTTGCAGCCGCAGTAAGAGTAACTGGCTCTGGTGGGGGTGTTTGTATGCCCACATCAGAGATGGGTACCAATGTGCCAACACTGCTTTGGTTGCCTAAGTTAGCAATGCCAGATTCTGTTAGATCTCGGAACGTAACCGCTTTGTCTAGGTCTTCGCCACGATGACCGACCTGCACTTCCAGCACTTCTTTTATCGCTGTGAGCAATGGTTTTAATTCAGGGTCAATACGTGGCGGAAGCGCAGGTAATGCCCGTGCGATATGTTTCTTTGTCATAGAAGTTCAGCCGCATTATCTGCAATTGATACGCTGTTCACTGACGCTGTCCCAGAAACTTCAAACTCCCAGGATTTTGCGCGACTTGCAGAAGGTAATCTAAAAGGCTCACTATTTAAGACGCTGTGTGTAAATTCCAAAGTCGAGTCTGTGTAAAGTTTAAACGTGACAGGGTAGCTTGCAGCATCGAGCCGCGCCCAGCCAAAGTTACGTGGTTGAGCACTCACAAACGGTTTTGATTTCCAAGTTAATGTATACGAACCTGAACCCTGCCCAAACTTCTTAACCGACGTACTGTCTACAAAATACAACGTGTCTGTTTCTAAATGGTTGTATGCAGCTTTAAACGTATCACTGATCGTCGACAACGCGTTCTTTGCGCCACGCGGATCAAAGACAATGCTTTGTGTTGCGTTTGAGGCAATGTATGTGCCTTCGTAATTCATCGCTTTTAGCGTTGTAGGATTGTAGGCTTGCCACTGCGCGCGGCGTAGCAATGCGTCAGTCACTAACTGTATCTGTTGACCCTGCACTGTCACCAAGCCATCAGGTGAGGCGTAAATAACATAGCCACCCATATCAACCATGGACATCTTGCTCACGCACGCTTGGTCGCTTTCTAGTTGTATTAAGCTAATGGCTGACGGATCTGAACCTTGGGCAATGTACGGTTTGCCTTTGGTCCCCACGACTAGTCCGCCGGGCGTTGGCTTGATCGCTACGATCTCTGATTCGGTAGCAAGCTGATAACTCACAGGCCATGCGTGTGGTAGGTAAGGCACACTGAAACATAACGTTTTACCTGTAAACCCTGCCATTATGCCGTTGCCTATTGAGCAAAGCCCTTGCATTGCACCTGTTGGAAATAACGTCGTGTCGTCGTCAGGTGGTCGCATCCACGTAACTGAGGGGATTACTTCTCCCAGTGCGTTGTTCGCTATTGTATCCGTGTAAGTTGTTGCGGTGTAAGCTACTTCGGCAACGAACTGAAAACCTGTGGATGTGCTACCGGTGTTTGTTCTGTAAATACGTTTAAGAGCACCTGAGTTAAAATTAAGGCCAGCAGTAGTAGGTATACTTGGCAGGTTGACCGTAACACTTTGTCCATCCCGGAACGAAACTGGTGTCGTTGCGCTGGATGGAGGGCCCTCTTCGCCCCAACTTGTGACAAATGTGACAACATAGCTACGGCTCTCCTCAAGTTCATCCAAATCAGCAGTGCCCGTCACGGCTACGGTAGGTGCTGCTGTAGGTGCTGGAACTCCTAAACGATAAGGACCTCCATCGTTTCGATAAATCTTCGGGTACGTTTCACCCGTATAGTAGACCCGCTCAGTTACATCATTAACAATTGGACCTTCTACAATATCTACTTCTGCGTTGTAATTCTTCCAGATCGAACCAGAGTATAGATACACTGTGTTCGTTGTGCTTGGCACTGTGTAAACCGAAGCACTGTGGTTTGGTAGCGCCTCAACACGGCCCGAGTCTAAGCGCACGTTGTCCGCAGCTTGTGCGATAGATTCGCCAAGCAAACGAGGGGCAATCTTAGGGGCAATGCCGTTAAATTGTGAGACGCTAAAAGTAGCCATTAATAACTCCAAATATTTGGTCGAGCAAACCCGTCTTCAAGTCTCAAGTCATCAAGATGTATAAACCGACTGCCGCCTTTTTGCTGAACGCCAATGCCTGTAATACCAAACTCAAAAGCAACCTTGATTAACTTGACGGCTTTGTCGCCGCGCACAGCGATGTCTACAGCACGACCACTTGCGTGAGAGCCGGGCTTTGATTTCTTAGCTTCGATGGGATGTGTTGGGTCGCGGTATGCAGAAGTAATAGTAAAGGGGAACCCGCATTTTATACGGATAGCTTCGAGCGTCAGCATGAAGCTTGGGTCCATCAAACATTTTCCAGAATGGCTACACTTTAGTTCGTCTTCAGTAAAATATTTCCATTCATTCATGAGAGTAACTTCATTAAGGTTGAGCTAAATGTGTGGTCACTGATAGCAACTACCAGCAATGCTCCGACTGCAATCCACTTGATCTGAGCTAAAAGTTTTTCTATACCATTGAGCGTCGTACTTAGCCCTTTCAGGGCTTCTTCCAGCTCTTCAATCTGGTCCGCCTGAGCTTCTAAAACATACTCGGCTTTTGTCATACGTTTTTCTAAATCAGACATGTGTATCTCAATGTATTAGCACTGCTTATATTATATATTAAAGCTGGGGCTTTTTCGCGTTTAAGGCTCCTAACTTGCCTGACATTAGCTTAGTCAATAAACCCCGCATCCCAAACTTTACGACATACACTCCCAACACTAGATACTGGTACCAATCTGGCATTGCAGCGAATGATTCAAACGCAGCAGTGACTTCGGCTTGGTAGCCTAAAAATGACGCCGCAATAGGCACCAGCAATAATGCAATCATAATCTCGTCTAAGAATGACTTATCCATCTGTTGCATTGCCACCAAATCAAGGTTGTATTCTTGCGTCTGTCCGTTGTCCGCTAGCTTGTTTGCCGCTTTTGCCCCCGCTACTTTTACTTCTGCGTCGGCTTGTAAGCCAACAATAGCGGCGGCTGATTTAGCTTTCGCCACTTGGTTCTTACCCTCCAGGTAAGTTGACCCTAAGTTAGCAATTGGACTTAAAAAACTTAGAAAGCTCATAGTTACCTCACGTAAATAGCGACCCCGAACAGCGCGCCCAGTATCACAATTAATATGCCAAACACTTTCATGGCTACCATCAAATTTTCATCTAATGCTTTGGCTTTTGCTGCCTTTTGTTTGCGCGCTGCGAGTTCCGCTTCTTTTAAATCTCTTGTGTACTGGGCTTTGAATGCCAAAAAGTCCACCCAACCATGCAGCCTCTGTTTATTAAGCATAAATTTAAGTTCTTCTTCTTGCCTAACAAGAGCTTCCTTTGCTTGGAAAGCCTCTAGTACGTTGCCAGACCCACTAGCTACTTGTTTAGCTATCGCCTTTTCCGCTCCAAAATATTTCCCTAATGAGGCACCAGCGTCAGCAATTTCCTTTCCGTTTGCTAGTGTGGTTTTGATAACTGCGAAGGCAGCATTTGCAATAGCCAATTCTGCTAGCATATCCATAACCTCCGTGTGTACTCTACGGGAATCCCGTATGGTTCTCTTGATGGTTGAACAACAAGATACTCCGCATTCACTGTGTGAGTCTGCGGCTCAATAAGAAGCCTGTGACCGACAGGTGCCACATCAGGTGACACATGCACTGGGTATAATTCCAAAGGGCTAGACCACATCACACACCTTTTTGATTTTGGACACAGAACAACACTATAGTCTTGCCCTCACTATCCTTTTTTACGGAATAACCGAGCAATGGGCTGACCACCAACTCATAATCTAGTGACTTTGCTACTTCTAAAAGTTCCAAGCGACACTCTCTAAGAGTGGGGTAGCTGGACACCAACTTCGGTGTCTCCCGCCCCCCACTGTCGATTAGAGCAATAGCAATAATAATTGACCACATATAATAAGCCTAGCTTATAACGCTAAGAAAAAAATTACTTTTTCTTCTTCTTAACAACATTAGTCTTCATGGTTTTTGCGTACGCTTTTGCTTGTGTCCGACCTTTCACGTCGTACCCAAACTCTTTCTTCTTACTTCCTTTTCCTACTGTTGGCATAATATTCTCCTACCATTTAGTGCGTGAGGCCCAATAGGCCGCTGAAGTTTTACCCTTAGCAATGTTCTTTGCGTGCCGGGCTTTAAATGATTTACGTTTTGCCTTCATCTTATCTGACTCGCCAGCTTTTGGTTTGCCAGCAGTAGAAGCACCCTGCTCACCGAACCTAATCATCCGATCCTTGCCGCCGTCTTTAATTAGAACAGCGTGTGATTTCGTTGGGTGATTGGGGGTACGCTTCGGCTTGTTGTAGCCAGAAAAAGTTTCGCCTCTATATACTATGCTCATAAATTACTCAGGATCTGCTTCTGGCTCAACCCAATCTGGGTTAGCAGCCCATGTTGTACCATCAAAAGTGTGCTTGCATCCAGCCCAGCCAGAGGGAGATGTTACGCCTTCAACCAGCGTACAGTTACTTGTATTCATATCTCCGATAATAAAATCAGGAGTTGTAATAGAGTCTGCACCCATAGTAATAGCCACTGAATTAGCAAACATATACTTGCTGATGTTTGTGCCGTTCTCGACAATCGTCTTCATGTTAAATACCTTTTAATAAAATTGAGGTTGATGATAATGCTTTGCCTGCTTCTACAGATGGAGAATCAGCAGTTGTATCTAGTGTCCCATCATTTTGAACGTAATAAGTTTCTGAAGCTGTTAAGCCAGATAGGTTAGTTGCCAAGCTTCCTTGTAATTTTACAGTTGCTGTTTCACCATCTGCATAAGCAGCATTAGGTATTCCTATAAAATTAGAGCTTGTTATGTTTGTTCCTGCCGGAGATCCCACTACACCAACTACCATTTCTGAGTAGTTTGAATTATCTCCATTCCTATATACCACTCCAAAGTTATTCGCGTTATTAGGGTCAAAAGATATACTTGTTAAAGCAGAACCAGCACCAGCATTAATTACTATCTGAGCAGCAAAAGTCACAGCATTTCCACTAACAGTTCCTACACTCACATACGCGTACTGCTGCCCTCCGTTAAAAGTATAAGCCACTACTAACTGGTTTGCTTTATGCGGGTTAAACCTTACACTATTGTAATAAGCCGCACCTGAGTGATAAACAACAGGGCTTCCAAAAGCAATAGAAGTACCTGTAACAATTCCTACAACTGCTGTTCCATAATCACTATTGTTAGAAGCTGCACCAACAACTATAAATTTACCAGCTGAATTAGGGTCAAAAGCTATGTCAGCAAAGTTAGCAAACTTTGAAGAATTATAGGTAGCTGTAGCTCCATATGTTACAGTGGTTCCAGATATTGTTCCTACAAGAGCGCCAGCAGTCCAAGAAGGATAAGAACCTACAGAGTAGTTAAGTACAAAAGTATTAGCGTTACTTGGATCAAAAGCTATTACATGATTGAAAGTGTTATTAAAAGATAATGCGTTTTTAGAACCAAAAGTTATTGTGGTTCCTGAAATAGTTCCTACAATTGCAGTTCCTTTATTTGAATTAGTATCGTCCCTATACATAAGTACAAATTTATTAGCGTTGTTTGGATCAAACTTTGCTGTAACCCATGACACATTAGATTGTTGAAAGTTAGCAGTAGTATTTACAGTAACTGTAGTACCAGAAACAGTACCTAATATTACTGATCCATATTGCATTTTTCCTACTACAATAAACTTATTCGCAGTATTTGGATCAAATGATATACTGATATACGTTGTATTATTTAACCCTGTAGAAACTTCAGACCCAAAAGAAAGAGTGCTTCCACTTACTGTTCCTGCTAACAACTTTGAATCGTATGCTATAACAAAATTACCTGCTACATTTGGATTAAAAGCTATTGCTAAATTTGAAACAAGAGCAGATTTAAACGTAGTTCCTACTGCTTTTGGGATATTTTCTGTAACTGCTGAAGTTCCAGCAACAACTTCTATAGTCCCGTCTGTTTTTAAAATGACGGGAACACCATTAGGCAACGTACCTGACGCTACAAAATTAGATTGCCCACCCACACTATCAGTATACTTAGTTGTCTTAACTGAGCCGTCTGAGCTGAGTAAAGTCGATAGGTTCCTTGCTTTGCTCATTGTTAATTCCCGTGGTTGTTAAATTTAATGAGTAGAGTAGTTTCATCTATTGCAATTCCTATAGGTACAGAAGCAACAGTTGTAGCAGAAATACCAACGTTTGTTGCGGTTATGCTTCCATCTCCCTGAACATAGTGTGTAGACCCTGTAGTCAATCCAGAAAAGCCTGTAGCTGTTCCAGCATACTGAACAGGTCTAGTATCGTCTGTTACTCCCGCAGTGTTTACAATGCCTATAATCTTAGTAGCATCAAGAGTAGATACTGTTGCTCTCTCATGATAATTTACTATAGCTTTAGTGGTTCCCCTCATCAGAGATAAGAATTTACCACTGCTGCCTAAGTTAATTATTAAATCCCAACTGCCGCTAGAAAGAGTGTGACTCACTAGGTCATTAAATGCCGTAGGAAGAGTTATCTCATTTCCTGACAAGGTAACTTTGCCAAAGTAATTAGTACCTACCCAAAGATCAGTTTTGTTGTGTGGACTAAAAGCCAGATTACTTGTGAACTCAGAGTCTAATAAACTAGTTAAAGCAGTGCCTCCTTCTATTGAAACTCCGCCCCAATCTACTGGTGTTCCTAGCGTAATTGTGCCAGCGCCAACGTTAGTTACAGTGCCTACAATTAGGTCTGCATTAGTAGCCGGAGATGCACCTACTAGCCCATTAGCCATTAATGCAAATCTATAACCAGTAGATGAATCGCCATTAGGCTCCCATGCAAAGCCTTTGCCTTTAAAATTAGCAGAATCTGAGAGTGTGCCCAGCTGATTATCGCCAATAGCATTTGAAGTTAAACTTAATGAATTGTCAGCATTAATAGTTGCTATTTTTGAATGTGTGCCGCCTGATGATCTAGCGTAAAGCATTAAAATCTTAGAGCCATCGTCTGGAAAAAATTTAGCAATATGTGTGTGACTAGACTTCGCGCCTATAAGAGTAGAAGAAAGCACAGTATATGTAGTGTTAGTATCTAACCTACAGTACTCAATAGTTCTAAGATTTTTTTTAGTAATAATAAATCTGTTAGATATAGTGGGATGAACGTCTAGAGTTCCCCACTCACTGTTTCCTTGTGTGCTACCTACTCTTCCCAATACTGTCAAAGTAGTGCCACTTACACTATACCTATGAATTGAACTACTCGAAGCGCCAGATCTAACCCAAAGAATATTTTCATTAACAGGATCCCAGACAATATCGTGATGCCCTGTAGTGGAAGTGGGAGATTGACTTGTAGCTGCTGCGCCAAAAGTAACTGAATCGTCTGCTGCAACAAGTCCTACACATATATTAGGAGTGCTATCACTTCCAACAAGCGCAAAACGATTAGAGTTAAATGGGTCTACCGCAGCTCTGTAATTATAACCTGACGCAGAATAGCCACTAGTATTTGAGTATTGGGTTCCTGTAAGAAGCGTTCCAGCTGCTCCTACAACTTGGGAAATGCCATCAATTTTTCCGTCTGAATTTATTATAGCCGCTTTTTTAGCAGCTATATTACTAGCAAGTACAAGATCAAGCGTACTTGTATTACTAGCTGTTGATCCTCCAGCAGATGCGCTAACACCCATAATAAGTTGAACTTCATCATCCAGATCAAGTGCAGGAGTAAACGTAACTGATGTACCATCGGTTGCTGTGAAGTCTGTACCAAGCAACATCTTTGCACCGTTGATATAGCAATCTATACTTCCAACAAAATAGGTTAGCCCAGTTTTAGTAGCTTGGTTTGCAGTAGCTATAAACTCAACTCGATTAGATACTGTAGATCTAACTTTCCAAGCTGTGCCTGTCCAATCGTAGAACAGACCATTGATAACTAATGAGTCACCAGAGCTAGGAGAAGTGGGAAAGCCACCTGATGTGTACAAATAATCCGTCATCTTCTAACCCTTGATTAAAGTTTAACTTGTAGCGTAGTTGCATTAACTGCAACACCAACAAAAACTGAGTTGGACACTTGAGTAGAAGTTACGCTGGCATCTCCTTGAACGTAATGTCTCGCTCCAATAGTCAACCCAGAGAAGCCTCCCATTTGCCCAGAATATTGAACAGTTCTAGTGTCACCTGTCGAACCTGCGGCAGTTACAAGACCCATCATCTTGT